CGTCAAGTCGGCCAACACATCCGAGGATGGCGTTAGAAGCCCTCGGCTGTAGGCGTAACCATTCAGTGCTTGTGTGACAGCGCGTTCACCCAAGTGCTGGATGTTCGTGCTGACCCCGCGAAGCGCGGCGTACAGAAAAGACCCGATGCGGGCTGGCCAGCGTGTGAGAGTGGACATGTTATCTGTCTCCGGTTGCAATCCTGGCGTCAACGCCTGCCTGAAGCCATAGGACTGCGCGGTCAATCAACTGCGTGAATGCATCGACTTGATCGTCTCGTGGCGCCGCCGGAAAAGAGAACAGCTCCTCCAGAAATGGCGCAAGCCACGGAACCGCCATCCCCGGCCATGGTAACATAACGCTTCCGTTTTCGCACCAATAACTTGAGGCATTCGCCCTTTCTTCCTTCGAGCCTTGCGGTGTGACCCCGTCCAGGAGCGCCACAAGGCTTGCGTCCAGCTTTCGCTCCAGTGTCTGAAACAGGCTCTTTCCGCTGGCCTTCATCTCAATCGAAATCTGTTTCAGCTTGCCGTCCGCGTTGTGATCTGCGATGCAGCGTGTAGCCCACTTTACTAGATCTGGGAATGCGAAATGACCGCGTTGCACGTCCGTGATTCTGACTCGGTAGTCTGGCAAGATGTCTCCGACAACAAGCGATGAAAACGACGCGGACTCGTCCTCGCCGTATGCGGTATCGAAGCTCATCCACCGGCCCACGGACTGGTTGCGGATAACTGGTATGTCATACGGCGCAAATAGATTAGACTCGGAAGCCCACCATTTTTTCATGAAGACGTTGCCGCCTGCGCTTGTGGGGCGGCCCTGGTGTTGTGAATTCCATGCGCGCTCTCCAATCACTTTTCTGATTCGGTTGAGTGCCTTTTCGTCGTACCGTTCGGGGTTAAGAGCCGCGCCCACCTCACGCCCCAGCTGGTCGTTGGGCAACGCAAGTGACGCAAGATTGATTTCGAGCCACTTGTCCCCGGTTTCGTTTTGCAGGACACGACCTGCGAGATCGTCTTCATTCCAACGAGTCATGGTTAATATCATTGCGGCTTGTGGCTCAAGGCGAGTATAAAGTTCCTCTCGAAACCCAGTCCATATGGACGAGCGGAACGCCGCCGACTCCGCCTCGTGTCGCGATCTAATCGGATCGTCGATGCAGTATAGGTTTGCTCCGTGCCCTACGACGCCCGCCCTGATTCCTGCTGCCTGATAGCTTGACCCGTTTGCTAGACCCCAGAGCGCGATCTTTCCTTTTCCCGGCGCCAGGGTTGTGATCGACCTGGCTATAACTCTGGACGAATTTGAGAACTCATTGACTAAGCTCTGGCTATGTCCCGTGACAATGGCTCTGAGCCCAGGCTCCTTGTCCATCCTGTACACGGGATAGCGAATCGTCACAAGCTCAGATTTTCCGCTACGAGGAGGGAGACTAAAGACGATCCGGTCGATGAGTCCCACGGTCACCAAGTCTAAGACGTGCGTAACGAGCCGCGTCCACTTCCACGTCCAGCACATGTGCGGCGATACGCGTGGGAGCCACGTACCAAAGCTCTCTTCCCCGCACAGCGCGAATGCCTGCGTCAGGTTGCCTTTGAGCGTCGAAGCCTGGAGAATTGACTGGGCAAGCTGTTCAAGCTTCGCCGGATCCTTCTTCATCAGCCCCAGCATGTCCGGCTCTAAGGCTCCTAATAGCTCGTCGTAAGCGGACAATAGCAGACTCCTGTTCGATGTTCACATCCACCCCACCGGACATGCTCATACTGATCTTCATGTCTGGGCCTTTCTGGTGTCCCAACATGGTTGACTGTTGGCGGATGACAACAGACAACGCCTGGGCGCTGGCCGCGTTGCCCTTCATGACTTTAGGCATCAACGCGTCAATGGCCACCCCGAGCCGATCCACGTTGTCATAGTACCACTGCTCCCCCTCGGACAATACTCGCTGTTTGATGAACTCTCGGATAGCCTTCACGTCGTCGCCGATAGTGGACTTGGGTACGCTCAGGGCTTTCGATATACTCCGGACTGAGCCTCCAGCCCGAAGAAGCGTGAGTACATTTTCTCGTCGCTCTTCGATCTCAAGCGTCTTTGATGCTGCTGTTGGTCTTGCCATGGTCTATGCCTGCTTTTTTTAGGATGGGTGTGAGGCCAGCATCTGTGGCGCGTTGCGCTTCTGGATGCATCCTCCAGTTAGCTGGCGACGGTATAAGCGTGGATGCTTTCACGTTGCGCAGCTCTTTGACTCTGTTTCGGATTGGTACTCGCTTCTTCTTTGCCATGTCAGATCCTCCGCGTCATGGTATCATCTTTCGTCGAATTGCGATACGTACTCCATCGGCGGTAGCCCCACAAGCGCCTGCGCTTCAGCAAGGTCTTTGCGTGTTTGTAGTGGTCTTTTACTTGCTTCCAGCCCATTTCTCACTCCTCCTCATGTTTTCACACCCAGCGGCGCGTACTCGGCAGCCGCGCCCTTAGTTTCGTAGACTACTCTCACGGCAGACTCCCTTCCACGTCGCAGTTGTGCGGCTGGTCCTTTGGGTGCATCATTTCGCACCCTGGACACTGCACCCAGTCCTTTGTGCATGCAGCGCAGTAGTAGTTCCCAGTTTCCATATTTTCGATGTACTCGTCGGAAGCAGTGTCTACCCACGCATCACAGCTTGAGCAGTGCTCATAACACATCGAGTTGCCTATAAGCTCATCCCGTTGATCCACCTCGCCCCGTAACTCTTCCACTTCCCCCTTTGCCTCTGCGAGTTGCCTACCTCTGTTGAAACTCTCTGTCGCGGCTTGGTTGAACCTGTCCTGGAACTGTATAGCGTTTCGTTCCCACATATCACGGTCAGCGCGGAGAAAGGCGCTTGATGCTTTCGCCTTCTTGAACTGCGCATCTGCCCTGTTCATCTCGCCTAAGGCTTCCTGCAATGTGTGTTTATGATCCACCTCTTCGCTTGCAAGTGCCCTCTTCGCTGTCGCCACCTCATCCCGTAACTCTTCCACTTCCCCTTTTGCCTCTGCGAGTTGGGCGCGGAGTTTGTCACGTTCCTCAGACCCTTCACTAAGTCCTCTCGCTAGTGCTTCCGTGATCGTCTCGCCCCCACCATCTCCATCACCATCGAAAATTGTGTTCTCGCAGAATTCACTTGCCAGCGCGGTACGAATGTACCGCGCCTCGGCGAGTTTGTTGAGTGGGTGCTGGCCGCACCAATTGGATGACCCCTTTCCCGTCCCGGTAGGATCTCGTCTGCATACCCTACACCCATTTCCCTTCACCAAAAACCACGGACACGTCTCACACGTCGCGGCCTTGTCTCGCATGTTTAGCTCTTTCATAACCTTAATCCTCCACGTTTTGCCGCCGCTATGACCTTAGATGCAACATACCGGCTTGGCGCTTTCAGTGGACCAAGCCCCTTGACCCGTGACTCTGCTGGCCGCATATTCTCCTCCACGCAGGTCTGCGCGTAATCCAGCGCGACCGCCTCGTCCCGCGTATCCCGGTTGGCCATATAGATCGTATAGACCTCGTCTGGGGCTCGGTGCATCACATCCACAAACCAGCGGCGGCCCGCGTCGTCCGGGTCTACCCGCGCCTCGATGTTGCCGTCGGTCTCCGATCTCACCTCGCCGCGCCAGGCGTTCGAGTGTGGTGTGGTGTCATTCATTTGGTGGCCTCTCTGTTTCGTGCTTCAGCACGTGCAATAAAACAGCATGCTGCTTTTGCCGCCACGATTGGGTGTACTCCGTTGCCACAGCCTCGAAGGCGGTCCACCCGATAGGCCAGCCCATCAGCCACTCGACGAAATTCGGGTTCAGCATCCGCGCCAGCTTCGGCTGCCATTCGGGTAAGCTCAGCAGCAGACGGTAGAGAAGGGGCAACCCATGCGTTACGGCTAAGGACTTCGGCCCATGCACCTTTATCTCTTGGACCTGGTGGGAAAGGTCCGAGTCCTTCCGCTTGCCCGCGCTCAGCTTGTAGCCGTCTGCGCTCATCGGGGTGGGCCAGTGCTTCGCTTGGGACTCCAGCCCCACCGTCCGCTTGCCCGTTGCCGTCGCACCCTTTGCTGCTACCACTTCCGCTGACACACTGCGACCGCCGTTCGGCCAGTTCGGGGTCATCCACTGTGCCGCCTCCCCCGCCAGTGTCTTGCCGTGTCCGTTCCCGTGGCTCGGTGCGTTCCTCGTGGTCCTGTTCTCGTTGGCGCTGGCTCGGGGGGTTGGCCAAGTGCTCGCCGCACTCTGTAGTCCTGGTGTGTGCCTGTCCGCCTGTGATGGTCCGTCCGCCTTCGCACAGTGCGCCGTCGCGGTAGGCAAGGATGAACAGTCGCTTGCGGAGGTGAGGCGCACCCACTTCAGCCGCGCTAAACAGTCCTGCTTCAACCCGGTAACCCATTCCTCGTAAGTCGGCTCTGACCTCTTCAAAGCCCAGTCTAATGTGGTTTGCGACGTTCTCGAAGAAACAGAGTCCTGGCTGTACCTCTGACACAATGCGTCGAACGTCGGGCCACAGGTGTCTCGGATCATCTGCGCCGCGTCGGCGACCGGCGACACTGAAGGGCTGGCATGGGTAGCCGCCAGAGACGATATCCACCAAGCCGCGCCACGGTCTGCCGTCGAAGGTTTTGATATCGTCCCAGATAGGCGCGCTATCCATGGCCGAATCTTCCATCCGCGCCACGAGAGCAGCCGCTGCGTAGGCTTCCCGCTCGACGTAACCCACAGTTCGATATCCGTCCCCGAGGGCGAGGCTGATCCCGAGTTCGAGCCCGCCAATTCCTGCACATAAAGCCAAGCCATTCATTTATTCTCCTTAATATTGACCCGTTTCACGTTGTGGGCTGTCAGTTTCAAGACCTGCATTATTTGTCTCTCCTCTTTGGTAGACTTCTGTTGGACAACCACCACTCCCACATCTCTTCCCAAGAGTCGAAGCGCATTTTCATACTCCAATCGTCAGGGCGAGAGCTCCACAACCTGCGGAATGCACTAGCCCATGCGCGTTTATGTCCCGGCCACCGCACAAACTGTGCGTCGCGTCCGGCCTTTCGGGCCTGAGGGCATCCTATACATCCCAGGCGATCAAAGCCCTCGTCGTAGAGAGAGCAATATGGAGCGCTGTTGTCGCGGATAAACTCCCACACCCCCACCTGTGTCCAATGGAAGATGGGGTTGAGCACCAGTCCTCCACTTTTCCAGTGTGCCGACACCTCATCCCAGTCGCGTGCTCTGCGCCCCGATTCCTCGGCGCGGATCCCCATGAGCATTGACCGGCCATCTCGCGGATAACTGTGTTCTTTGAGTGCGGCACAGCACCAGCGCTGCTTGCGTGTAGGAAATCCCCTCTTAGGAAAGCTCTCGAAGAAGGACCGCTTCGGGCGCACAAACTCCACATCTGGGTGGTGCTGGCGGATAAACCTTGTCAACTCTGGTGGGTCTATACCTGTGGCGTTGTAATGCCAGTCTGCCTTGATTCCGCCCATGTCTGCCAACGCCTTGATCACAACGGAGTCCTTGCCTCCCGAAAAACAGCCGTAGTAACCATCCTCAGGTTCGTACTCACGAAGCAGTGCGATAGCCTTCTCGACCTTCATAGCGTAACCCATCATTTATTCTCCTTCGTAAAAAACGGCGATCTTGACGACATCGAGGGACAGCAGTAGTCTGTCTTCTGGCACCGTCGTTTAGGGACTGTTACCCACCGTCTTCATAACATTCCCACCGTCTCTATTCCCGCCCT